TACTTCCTACATGGTAGAAGCAAGTAAAGAAGGGTACTCGATTAAATATAAATCGAATGATCCTAAAGTCATGTATACCACTAAAGATATTAAAACAAAAGGTGGTTTCTTAGGACTATCAAACAACACTCAGAAGAGTGTAGAAGAGTATACTATGGATGGTACAGTTCATATTAAACCTGAGTCATCACAAGGAACTAAAGGTACTACAAGATCTGAAGCATGTATTGAAGCAGTTGGTGCAGCAAAAGGAACAGGTAGATTAGTAGGTACTAGTGTTGGTGCTGCTGCTGCCCCTACAGTTAGNGGTATACCATTCGTAGGTTGGGTTGTTGCAGGTTGGGTTGCTATGTTCGGTGGAGAGCAAGGTGCAGAGATAGGTGGAAACATGGCAGAGGATCTCAATAAGAATTGTTAAGTATATATAGTAACAAAACTTAACATAAAGAATGGTCAGTACGGTTTCCACATTGAAGATGGTCGGATTAATTTTAGTTAATGTTACAGTATTGACAACGGTTGTCATGCTAATTGTTCATACTGTGATAAAGGACTAACTTGACATGATCCCGAAGATAATGTATAATAAATAGAATCATAACAAAGGGATCGAAAGATCGTGCCCCTGCGTATGTAACAGTATCCCATGTCGGGGGTACTATCATCCGCAAGGGTCTTTTTAATGCCTTGCGAGAAACTAAAATAAACATGTCTTTTAAATCAACAATCGCTGCAGTAGCAGCAACTCCTCTTCTAGTATCTGGTGCAGCTTTTGCTGGTCCATATGTTAATATAGAAGCAACTGGTTCTTATCCTGATGGAGCATATACTTCTGGTGGACTTGAAGCAGTAGTCGGATACGAGGGAGAAACTCCAAGTGGTCTTGGTTGGTATGTATCTGGTGGTCCTACAGTGACTCATACAGAATCAACTGATGAGTTCGGTGACGTTGAGTTAATCGGATACCTTGGTGGTTCTTATGATAAGTTCTACGGAGAGATCTCTGGAGTAACTAACGAAGATGATATCGACTGGGGTGCTAAAGCAGGTGTGAAGTTCACATTCTAAGTCCATACGGATCAAATTTATGAGGGGTGCTTGACACCCCTCTTTTTTATGCTAAGATGGACATGCCTTTATTATAGATAAAATTAAAAGAACAATTTTCACCACATGTTATCAAACATAACTGTATATTCTAAGAACGACTGTCCTTATTGTCAAAAAGTATGTAAATTATTTGATACATTGGAAGTAAACTACGTCGTTTATAAACTCAACGAACACTTTAGTAAGAAAGCATTCTATAGTGAGTTCGGTGAAGGTTCCACATTCCCACAAGTGACAATAGGAGCACGTAAGATTGGTGGGTCAAAAGAAACAGTTACTTATTTAAAAGAGAATGGATTGGTATGAAGATGAGTTTTACCCATTGGTAGAACGTGCCATCGAAGAAGCATTTAAAGGTAGATACTTATTTAACTGCTACCTTTATCTTAAAGGAAACAAAGCAACTAAACCACAGGTTAGAAAGTTTTGTGAAAGTTCAACTGCTATGGAGTTAAGTGAAACCACACTTGAATTGGAACAGTACATTAAGGGAGGGGATCAAACCCTACGTGAAGCTTACGGTCACATACCCAAACCAACAGCACGTAAGATTAAAACCTATCTTTATAGAATACTAGAGGATGCATGGAAGTATGAACTCGAAAGAAAACCAGGAAGAAAGCCAAAACCCAAAACCAAAAGAAGAAAAGTCGCCACTAAATAAAGGTGATGAGTTCATGCTACGTAGGAGGTTAGGCAAAGAACCCGAACCAAAAGAGAACACAACTATAGTTTTAAATGGAGGTAAAGCCATGGACATGGCAGTTGTACTTACCCTGTCTACATTGATTACTATCGGTGGGACAATAATTGGATTTATTCTTGGGTGGTTTGCAAACAGTTACTATTTGAATTACGTAGAAGCGATTTCAGATGGTAAAGAAACTGAAGAGACAATTAAACTTACACAACATCCAGAGATGATGGATGAGAATGGTAACCCTATTCCATTCCAAATTGCTAAACTTATCAGCGTCGAATTTGATGAGAGGGATGCTTTCACGAGTGACCCCTTTACAGATCTAGATGATTGATATATAATATTACTATTGACATAGAATTATGAAACTTTTGATTTCGGAAGTTATTAAAAAGGCATCTAATGCCAAAACAAAGGCAGAGAAAATTAAGATCCTACAGGAGAACAATAGTCAAGCACTACGTTCAGTTCTGAAGTGGAATTTTGAACCTGCTATCGTATCTGACATACCAGAAGGTGATGTTCCTTTTAAAAGAAACGATGCACCTATAGGTACTGAGCATACTATGCTTGAAAGAGAAGCAAAGAATCTATGGAGATTCATTAAAGGTGCTAACTCTCTTGCTAGATTCAAGCGTGAACAATTATTCATCCAATTACTAGAAGGTCTTCATGAAAGTGAAGCAGACATAATCTGTTTGGTAAAAGATAAACAATTGCATAAGAAGTATAGAATTACTAAGGCAGTTGTAACCTCAGCTTTTCCTAACATTCAGTGGTCAGAATGACAACAGAATCTAAACCAAAGATGGAAAAGAAAAGAGTTTCTTTTACAGAACAAGAGACCTCAGAATATCAACTCAAAGTTTTTAAACATGATATTCTAGAGAAAGATATTGACAAGACAAAGTACCCACAGGGAACTACTCTTGTCATTTATAGTATTGGTGAAGAGATCATTAATGATCTTGTTTTATCACAAAAGAGTGTCAATATATTTGATGCTTACTATGATAAACTCAAGACATTAGGTGGCAAACTATTGCACTTGAACTCTTGGTATGGTACAATTAATCCAAAGTTATGGGATCAACCCAAACCTAAATCCAAAAAGCAAAAGCGATGAATCAAGATCTAGAATTCAAAGCAAGAGAAGTATGTATGACTTCCTTGTCTCACAACAGCATTCAAATTGACAACAAAGCATATACTTTTTGTCAGAAAGCAATTGATGTAGGTGACATCAAATGGGATACTTCTGAAGAAGATATCACATCCATGTATGGATACTACAACGACAAAGGTTTCATTTAATTTATGGTAAAACTTATTAGTATTACTCCTGATGCTGAGAAGACAATGGGGTTCATTGCTAGGGTATCTAACCCTAAGAACCAAGAGAACCCAGAAGTATCAGGACTTTTGAAGTATTGTATTAAGCATGGGCATTGGTCTGTGTTTGAGCAAGCACATATGACTCTAGAAATTGAGACAACTAGAGGTAGGTNTAGGTGCACAGATCTTAAGACATAGATCTTTTACGTTCCAAGAATTTAGTCAAAGGTATGCTGACACTAACTTGTTAGGTAACATACCCATACCAGATTTAAGGAGACAAGACAAAACCAATCGCCAAAATTCTATCAATGATATCCCCAAGAATCAGAAGGAGAATCTCCAAAAGAACATTGCTCGTTACTTCGCTGAAGGAATTGATCTTTATAATGAACTCATCCGTGAGGGCATTGCGAAGGAATGTGCGAGGTTTGTTCTCCCATTAGCAACACCAACCAAGATTTATATGACAGGTAGTATACGTTCTTGGATACACTACATAGAATTACGTTCTGCTCATGGTACTCAGAAAGAGCACATGGATATAGTAGAAGAATGTAGAACTGTATTTAAAGAACAGTTACCTGTAGTATCGGAGGCATTATCATGGTAGAGGACTTTGCTGCACAAATAAAACTGGGAACAAAGAAATCCCATTCAATGGCAGAGAATACATCCTTTGTTACATCGTTCCTGAGAGGGGTTGTAAGCGAGGAAAGTTATCGAACCTTAGTATCTAACCTTTACTTTGTTTACACTGCCTTAGAGGACGTTGCAGAGCACTTAAAAGACAACGATGAAGTGAGTCCAATATTGTTTGATGAACTAAAACGTCATAAAGCATTAGCAAAAGATTTAGATTACTTTTATGGAGAAGGGTGGCATGAAACAATATATCCTAGTGATGCTACCAAAAGATATATTGATAGGATAAGAGAGGTAGGTCGTCAAGAACCACATCTATTCATAGGACACCATTACACTAGGTACATGGGTGATCTATCTGGTGGTCAGATATTAAAAGGGATTGCAAAGAAGTCATTGAAATTAAGTGATGAAGCTTTTAATTTCTATGAGTTCAAAGATATATGGAATCCAGTTAGTTTTAAAAATAACTATAGAGGTACACTAAATTGTTTGCCCTTGACACAAACGCAAGTTGATGGGATAATAACAGAAGCAAACTATGCTTTCCGATTAAACATGTATATGTTTGAGGAGTTAGCAGGTAGTGCACCCAGAACTATGCTTCAAATCATAGGCACACTATTCGGTGAGTTTATTGCCGAGATGATTATCTCTAAGAGGTTTAGGTAATGCCAACTTATGAATTTAGAAATAAAGAGACAGGAGAGATCACCGAAGAACGGATGTCCTTTACTGTCCTCGATAAATATAAGGAGGATAACCCTCACTTAGAACAGTATCATTCCAGTTATCCTGGTTTGGTTGCTGATGCTCATGTAAGAGACAAGAGACCAGATGGTTTCAAAGATGTTCTTAAGAGTATTAAGAAAGCAAATCCTGGTTCAACTATCGACACCAACTTTACTAGCAACATTTAAATGCCACGTAATAGAAAAAGAACTTCTGATTTCGATTTCGTAAACAGTTCCCCTAAGAAGATGAGACGTAAGAAACCCATTAACTCAGAGCAATTAACTGACATCAAACCTCTGACCGACAATCAGAAGTTAGTTTTTGATGCTTACGAAAACAATAAGAACCTATTCTTATATGGTTGTGCAGGTACAGGTAAAACATTCATTGCAATGTACCTAGCATTAAAAGAGATTCTATCTAACAAGACAGCGTACGAAAAACTTTATGTAGTACGTTCACTTGTACCAACCAGAGAGATTGGATTCTTACCAGGTGATCACGAAGACAAAGCACATCTATATCAAATACCTTATCAGAATATGGTAAAGTATATGTTTAAGATGCCTGATGATCCTGCATTTGAAATGCTTTATGATAATCTAAAAGCACAAGAAACAATTTCATTCTGGAGTACATCTTTCTTACGTGGTACTACTTTAGACAATGCTATAGTACTTGTCGATGAGTGTCAGAATTTAAACTTCCATGAGTTAGATTCAATTATGACTCGTGTTGGTAATGATTCTAAAATTATCTTTGCTGGTGACATAGCACAGACAGATTTAGTAAAGACCAATGAAAAGAATGGTATCCTTGACTTCATGAAGATACTTGAGATCATGGATGAGTTCGCTAACATTGAGTTCGATGTCAACGATATTGTTAGAAGTGGTTTAATTAGAAACTACATCATTACTAAATTACAAATAGGTCTTTAATGTTTAATCATGTTATTATGGAGATGTCTCTTGAAGACATCTGTGCAAGAAATGTAGGAGGTAAGAGAGTATATGAGGTGGGGGATCAAAAGTATCCATCTATCTCTACTATCTGTTCCTTTAGAAATAGAAAATCTATTGCTGAATGGAGAGCACGAGTTGGTGCTGAGGAAGCAAACAAGATTTCTAAACGTGCTACTACTGCAGGTACTACAGTTCATAGTATGATTGAAGATTATCTTAACAATGAACTAGACCTTGAAAAGTATGATGGTAAACATCTTGCTAAGATACTTTTCACGCAAGCAAAGCCAATGCTTGCACGGATAAACAACATTCACTTTCAAGAAGCACCACTATACAGTCACGAGTTTGCAATAGCAGGTAGAGTTGACTGCATAGCAGAGTTCGATGGTAAGTTATCAATCATCGACTTCAAGACATCCTCTAAAGAAAAGAAAGAGGAATGGATTGAGGGGTACTTGGTACAAGAGACAGGTTATGCTAAAATGTATGAGGAAAGATCTGGTATTAAAGTCGAACAGATCGTTACTCTTATAACTTGTCAAACTGGGGACACACAGGTATTCATAAAGAATCCTGATGATTACGTGCCTTTATTGAGAGATTACATTCAAGAGTATAACGATGCCCAGTAAATCTAAAAACATTAATGAATTAATTGACGACACCTTTATGGATAAGAACAAATTCTCCATGACGATTGAGAACATCGTTAAAGATAGTAACAGAACCTTGAGTTACATTGATGCTATCGTTGACTTCTGTGAGTCGAAAGACATAGAAGTTGATTCAGTTACTAAGTTGATAGCACCAACTTTAAAGGAAAAGATTAAAGCAGAAGCAATAAAATTAAACTTCATAAAGAAAACTACTAAAGCAGTTCTTCCTATATGAGTTCCTTTGATTGTTATGTAATTTACTTGGCAATAAAGGCACACTTCTCCAGAAAGACATACGATTACTTTAAGTATAATGGTCACATAAAAGCATCACAAGAGAAGTTTAATGAAAGACCAGACGTATACTTCTTTGAGAAACTTGCCAAGAAATATAATAAAAAAGAATTAGAATCATACTTTGTATCTAACTTCTTATCTAACTCTAACCTATGGGTAGGAGAAATGAATGATAAGAACTTCCTTGATTGGAAGAAAAAGATACAGAGTATTTCTTATTTGTATGAGAATGATTTAAAAACTATTGTTGATAGATGTGGTAGCTTAAATGATGCAATGAAGTGTAAGAATTTCTCACACTCTATACTAATTAAACTATATCTTGGTGATCATATCATGCCAGAAACTATGGTAATGTTAAATAAAATAACAGGTTTCATAGAAAGATATGATACACTACTCAGTGATTCTATCTGGATAAAAGTATCAAACCTCTTGCAAAAATACGATCCATTTGTTATAGTGGATCACAACAAGATCAAATCTATTACAGTACAGAATTTATGAGCAAGTTATTCGACTCGGAAATAGTTCAGAAAGAAATGGACGAAATGACCTCCACTTATATGGATCTCATGATGAAAGTTCCATACTTTGCTATGATGACTAGAGAGCAAAGAGAAGAGGTAATAGATGGTCTAGAACTACTAGTCGATAAACAAGAGACCCTATATAGTAGGGCATACCTTATGAATGATGAGGACAGTGAACTTGTTAAACAAAACTTTAGAAATGCTGCCAAGGAGTTAGGTGTACCAGAAGAAATGGTAGGTCTACCTATTTTTAAAAAGGCGAGAAAGGTACTGCATGAGATGAGAGATAACCTTGACAATCTCTTATGAATACTGTATAATACAGACAATCCTACAATACAACTAATACGGAGAATACACATGTCATTTGCTGCATTAAAAAAGCAAGGTTCTTTGCTTGATAAACTCAACAAAGAAATTAATAAGACCGAAGTTACTTCTGGTTTTATAGATGATCGCCTTTGGAAACCACAAATGGGTAAAGAAGGTATCGGCAGTGCTGTCATCAGGTTTCTACCACCTGCTAAAGGTAACGAATTACCTTGGGCAAAGGTATGGAGTCATGCATTCCAAGGACCAGGTGGATGGTACATCGAGAACTCATTAACTACAGTAGGTCAGAATGATCCTGTTGGTGAGTTAAATAGATCACTATGGAACAGTGGTTTAGATTCGGACAAAGAAATAGCACGTAAACAAAAGCGTAAGTTATCATACTACAGCAACATCTATGTTATCAAAGATGCTGCATCTCCAGAGAACGAAGGAAGAGTATTCCTTTACAAGTATGGTAAGAAGATACATGATAAGATTATTGCAGCAATGCAACCAGAGTTTGAAGGTGAAGAACCAATCAATCCTTTTGATTTCTGGCAAGGTGCTGACTTTAATTTAAGAATCAAAAAGGTTGCAGGTTTTTGGAACTATGATAGTTCTACTTTCGGTAGTGTCTCTCCACTAGGTGGATTTGATGATGCTAAACTAGAGAGTATCTACAATCAAATTCATGATCTTAATGAGTTCACAGGTGCATCTAACTTCAAGACATACGATGAACTTAAGACAAGATTAGATCTAGTTCTTAAGGGCACTGCTACTAG